TTTATATAGAAACTGATAAAGTTAAAATTGACACAGATAAAGTTCAATCTTTACAAGGCATTCATATTAAATATTCTGGAGATATTAAGATTAATTGCAATTGGTGTGTTAGAATGCATGAATTTGATATTAATGGAAAATATATTGGTAGAGAAACGAATAGAGACCTATGGGTTTTAATAGCATCTAATATTTCTAAGCAAATAATTATATTTTCTATGGATATGGATGTTGAAAAAAGAACTAAATATTTAACAGAATTAAATGATGGAGAATTATTTTCATTTAAAAATATAGGCAAGTCTAACTTTGAAATTATCTCAACGACTTGTGCTTTAAGTAGAAAAGATGCAGTTACACTTGGAGTTAAAAATGCTACAAGTAATCAATGGGGTAGAGATTTATCCTTATGGGCAAAATTAGATACTAAATGGGAAGACTTACATAAAGTTAAATCTAAAGTAAAGCTAGTTAAGAGTCCAATTAAGAAGAAAAATATAACTGGTTGGGAGCTAAAGCCATTCAAGGAAGACAAAAAAGAAGCTATTAAGAGCAAAGGAGGAAATAATGGCTACAGGTAATTATTTAGATAGAGGTCAAATAAATAATCCAAGATTTTATGTAGATCGTGGGAAGTATTTACAGATAAAAGGATTTAGGCACGAAACATATTTTTCAAATGATGCTGATAGTTTATTTGATGCAAACTCACTTCAAACTTATGGGCTTTCAAATTCATTAGTATATAAAATGACAGATTTAAATCCATTAACTCCTGTAATATTTAATACTAAAGATTTAGATATCCCTATTAAATTTTGTCTTTGGCTAGGATCAGAATCTAACTCTAGTGGAGATAACTTATCAAATCTTAGATATCTTGGAATATTAGGTCATAACTTTGATAGTGCTAATTGCAAAATAACATTTGATATCCTTCAAAGTAAACACGATATAGATGGGGGTGACCTATCATTGACTGCTAGTGGAAATGGCATTCTAGGGGCAAATGTACCTGCATCTTCTATTTTAAATTGGGGGGCTAATAGCTTAGATTCTTACAAGCCAAACGATGGAACTACTATAATTGACCTTGATGGTACTCTTACAGAACATTCAATGCCAAACGTTTCTGGAAATTGGTTTTTTAATGATAATAATGCATGGGGAATAGTTGTAACATTAGAACCAGCCTCAAGTGGTGTTCCATTTATGGAGAATATTAATATAGGAGCTTTTTCTTATGGCTCTTATTATCAAATGCCATTTTCCCCAGATATGACAAGTAATTTTAGTGTAAAAAATGAAGGTGTAAAAAAGCAAAAAACAATTGGTGGTGCAACTGTAACTAATACCTTATATACTGGCTCTCCTGATTGGCCTGTAGATACCTCAAATAGAGATACTAGGAGACCATTCTCTTCCCACGATATTGCGAGAGTAGAAAGGCACGAAGGTAGAAGAGTTTGGGATATGAATTACACTGCTATGTTTGACTATGAATTATTCTCCCCAAACATTGACCATTCTTTTTCACAAGTATCTGATGACTTTTATTCTGTTGTTGTCTCTAAGACACTATCAGGACAATTACCATTTATATTTGAATACAACACAAACACAATTAGCAGCTCTGATTATAATACTTATGATGACACTGCTGGGGACACTGAGTATGCAGGCTTTGGGGATAACTTACAAGCCTCTGAGCATATGCCACACCATTTTTGTTTAGCTAGATTTGAATCTAATGAATTTAGTGCTGATCAAATTGCTCCTGGAATATGGTCTTTTGGACTAACTATAGAGGAGACTTGGTAAGTAACCCCTACCTTTTTAGGTAGGACAAGGAAAGGGGATAGTTTTTTTAACGATTTTCTATCCCCTTGAACTTACCTTGTATGGGAGTTCTATTCTGTTGCAAAAGGAAAATCAATTGCAGGGGCACGATCAGAAATATCTTGATAGGGAACTTTTATAAAAACCTTTCCATTATCAGGATAAGTATCTCTCTCATAAGTATTACTATTTAAAAGTTCAACCAAACCTTGTATAGTTAACTCATGACATAGATTTGACTTGGTAGAATATATAAAGAATACTAGATATACATTGTCTTGGTCTTTCTTAAAAGATTTCCACCACCAAAGATAATCTTCTAAATCTTCCAATTTCAACCTAAGTGTATCGTGGCATCCTTTTACCTCTGAGAATATAAATTTCCCATCATTAACAAGTATATAGTCTGGCATTTTTCTTATTTTTCTAGGAATCTTCATAAATGTATGAATACCTATATGCTCATCCTCCTCAAATCCAAATGGTCTAACGAAACGTTGTGTTTTATAATAATACTCCTTTGCCTTATCAGAAGCTAATCCTGTGGCTCTTTTTTTATAACTTTGCTTATAATTACTGCTCATCTATTACTCCTTTCCTCTCTAAGAGAGTTTGTTTGCCATAATTGGCTATCAATATAGCATCACTTATATTGAATGTCATTTTTACATTAGGATATATAATCTCTGCTTGTTCCCTAAGATACCTTTTTCTCATCCTTCTAGTTAACTTACTGGGAGTATTATATATATCCATCCATTTTCTTGGTGCTACATATTCTACATTAACATCTTGAGAGGCCAATATCCCTTCCCATTGTCCTAGGTTCTGCCCAAAACTAAATGTTGAGACAACTCCTTGACCTGGAAAAGCATGAACGTGCTCCATAAAACAGAATGCATTATGCTTACCAACACTTACAGGAATCTTTGAAGATAGTTCTTCAGCCATTCCCTCTGGTGTAGATGGGCATCTAAATACATTAATATTTTCAATTTGCTGGTCTATATATATTAACGCAGCTCCACCATTCTTACCTGGATCAATACCTATTATAAGGATGTCCTCTTCAAATATTAGGTCATCATTTAGTATTAAATTTCCATTTTGTTCCATCGTAGTTTTCCTTTCTTTCTTCTTCTAGTGAATTATATAATTTAACCTTATCTCCATTAAAGCCTAACACAGCCTTGCCAGAAGTTCCATATCTAACCTTAGATGCTATAAGCTCTATCCTATTCCTACTTGAATCTTTATCTACTAGATTTACCTTGTAATGATAATATACAAAGAATACATTCTCAGCTACTTGCTCTATTGCTCCACTTTCTGCAAGATCAGATAGTCTAGGTCTGGCATCTCCTCTACTTTCTAAGCCTCTATTTAATTGAGACAGCAATACAGCTACACAATCTTGAGATTTGACTAGCCATTTATAATCATTACATATCTTTTCTAGTTGTAGTCTCCTTTGCTCAATCTTAGTATCAGGTGTAATAAGTTGTATATAGTCATCAAATATAATATCTGGTTTAAACTTTTTAACTTCCGCAGCTGATTCTGAAAAAGTATTTAGCTTATCAAACATTAAGAATTTATCTTCATTATACTTTTCTTTTACTATATTTTTAACTCTAGATAGCTCATTAGCAGCTTCTAAGCCCCTTATTAGCCCATTTCTTATGTCTAGGTATGATAATGTACCACTTTCTAATATAAATAGTTTTTTAAGCATTTCTACATTTGTCATTTCTCTGTTGAAAACTATAACTTTTAAGCCACTATCTATGCAATGCTTTATTAAATTTATCATAGTTGTAGTCTTGCCATGACCTGGTCTCCCACCTAATATAGTAATCTCACCTCTAGTCATTCCACCAGATAGTTCATCTATACCTGAGAATCCAGTCTTCAATATATTATATCCACTAGTTTCAATACTTTTTATAGTCTCATCTAATAATGAATCTATATCTTCTTTCTGTCCAGGCTTTAAGTCTATAAATTTCCCAATAGATGTATGTGTTTCACTTAGTAAAGCATAGACATCATCGTGATTATTATAGGCTAATTGCATTAGACTATCAGACTTTAATATTAAATCTCGTAATAGCTTCTTTTCATATATTTGCCTAGCATATTCTTCAATTCTAGAAGTATATGATGCTTCTAATCCAGTTAAGTAGTATGCATCTAATCCTATTTCTTTATCTTTTGATGTCAACTTACTGCATATAGTTACTAGGTCTACATTGCCACCTGTATTATGCATCATTATAATCTTATTCCATAAGTGTTGGTTAGTTCTATTATAAAAAGCATTATTTAGATAAGGTGCTACCTTATCAATGCAATCGCTTTCTGAGAGAATTGTGCCCAACACAGTATTTTCTGCCTCAATAGAATGAGGTAACTCCCTATTTCCTTTCATTATTTCCTTTATCTATAAAATATAAATACTGTATTGGTAGTATTTCTATTCTTTGTATTTTTTATCTTAACTTTAATTACTTTTTTCATAAATTTTCTAATTCCTTTATTCTAGAAAATATAAGATATGGTATTTGAGGGACTATAGAATTTCCCAAGGCTTTCATCCTTTCTACCCTATTAGGTTTCTTTTTATCTACTCTTGGTACTCCTCTAGGCTCGTGAACCCAATTGGGTATCCCATTAGCCACTCCACCCAATCTGGATTCAGATATGCAACCTTTTTGCTCTTGTATTCTATCTCTGCCACCTTGCTCACTAGATCGTTCCCCTTCCAATTCTTTGTCTTCCTCCTGGCATTGTAATCTGAGGCTACTGGGGTAGGATATAGTTTGACATAGCTCGAAAGCATTACTTGATGACCTGCTTCCCTTACTCTCTTGGCATATTCCCAATTCCCCACATCCTGCTTCCACATTCCTGCTGTGGGGGTAGGCAACGACCCATATTCGTTCTCTTTTATGTGGAGCTCCAACCTGCTTTGCTTGTATACACTGCCATTCAGCATCATACCCTGCTTTGGCAAGGTCGTTAAGTACGACTGTGAGTCCTCTATGAGTGAGAGCTGAGACATTTTCAATAATTGCCCATCTGGGTTTACATTGCCTAATAATTCTAAACATTTCTTTCCAAAGACCTGACCTTTCTCCTTCAATTCCTGCTCCTTTCCCTGCCATAGAGATATCTTGACATGGAAATCCACCTGTCACAATATCTACTTGTTTATAGTTCATTTTTCTAGGAGTTAATTCTCTAACATCATTATATATGGGAACATTCTTGAATTGTTTTCGTAAAACGATATGGCAGAATTCATCTATTTCACAAAATCCAATTGTTTTAACCTTGTCCCCAAGTGCCCATTTAGCAGATAAAGAGAAGCCTCCTATACCACTAAATAAGTCCAGAAGATTCAGCATCTAACTGATCCAATCTTTTACAATTATATCTTTGTGTTGCACAGGCATAGCAATCACTATTATCGCATTGCACACCATTTATATATTTATGTTCTTCTAGTTTAAGTTTATTCTTTTTCACTACTTTCCCCTTTCCCTAAGTCCCTTAGGTTTATTTTTTTCTTTCCTCAGTCGCCTGGCAACCTTAACATCCTACCTAATGGGTTAGAAGTATTTTTGCTAGTCTTTAAATATAATTCTAAAGAATTTAATTCTTCTTTTGATAGAACTTTTCTTTTGTCCTTATGTCTATCATATATATCCTGTATATTTTTATGAGCTACCTTTAATTGCTCTGTCCTATTATACTTTATTTTTCTTGGATTTATTATTATTCCTCTTTCGTCTCTCATTTTTTTCCTTGTCGTTACTATATTCTGAGCCTACTAATGCACTAACAGGCCAAGTATATTTAGATTTCCAATACTTGATTAATTTCCAAGTTTTATCGTTCACTTATATTATATTCCTTAATTTTCTTCTTGTAATATTCAACCCCTGCCTCTCTCTTACAGCATCTCGTGCAGATTGTAAGTGGGTCTCTAGTGTAAAAACTAGATATGGATGGATGAGTGTACCATAAGAAAAAGACAGAGTATGAATATTCTTTACAAGCCTCGCATCGAAGCCTTTGCTTTCTATTGCCTAGTGGTTCTAACCATTTTTCCATCCCTTATTCTCTTTTTATACCTATAAAATGTAGCTCTACTTACACCACATTTACCACATATAAATTCTTGGGATAGTCCAAACCTCCTATGCAACCATAAGCATATTTTTAGTTTTAATGACATCTTTCTCATCATCTAACCTAAAATGGCAAGTCTTCTACTTCTAAATCTCTCTGCACTCCATCATCCCAAGATTTAAAAGACTTAACATTTAAAGAAGTTATCATATTACCCTCTTTATTTTTCCATTTAACTACGTCTAGAAGGGCATCAATTGGCTTTCCAGCTAAATCTGATGCATCAAGATCAGGGAATTTTATAACCTCTCTATCTTCTCCATCTATATTAACAGTTATCTTCTCATTAGTAGCATTAATAGATTCACATAAGTGCAAATATTTATCATTGCCACCAGAGTTTTCTTCAAAGGTATCTCCACTTTGTGGAACTAGAAATTGAAAAACTCCTTGTGCTTTAAATTTCTTACCTTTAAATGCACTGCCATCAACTTGTTTCTTTGTTGCTGTGTCTGGATCGTCTGCATTATAAGTTCTATCTTTATTTTCTGCTAATTCAACATAGAAATTATAAACTTTAGCTTTATATTTCTTTCTAACATTAACCTCTGCAACTTTTACATCACATATATGTCCTCTGTAAAATTGTTTTGGCTCTGGTTTAATATTACCAACATTTTTTTCTGGGTCATAGAAATTGAACCCACTAGCAATTAATTCATCTACTGTAGACATTATTTAGTCTCCTTATTATTTAATTGGTTTATCTTTCTAATAGTAGCATCATAGTTTATAGTGCTAATAGATTGGTCTTCAATCCCTTTTAAGATTTTTTCTGCTGTATTGGAATCTATTCCATCAATAGCATTTTTAATCTCTTCAATCTGCTCATCATTTAGAGCATAGTCCTCTATCTGCTTTCTATATACATCATCACAAATATTACATAGTCTATTAACAGCTCTTTTAAAAGCATTAGTATTTGCACTAGCAACATTCTTATCTATGTCTATGATGTTTTCTGGTATGTGCTCTTGGTTTTTCTTGAATTGTATTCTAGCTGATCCAATAGAACCAAACTTTCTTGGTATACTACTATCAACTATACTTAATTCGCCTGTAACCACACACCATTCTGCTCCTAGAAACTCAACGTTTTTAACTTCCCAACTCCAGATAGGGAAATGTTCATTCAATTGGTCTCTCATATACTTTTCCTCTACATACTCTAAACCATCAGGCCTTGTTTTAACGTAAGGCTTTGGTGTAGTGAATGAAGATATTCTTTGCTTTTCAGCTCTAATAGCAGCTAGTAGCTCTCTGTTAATAGCTAGTTTACTATCTACCATTTGCTTTGGTGTAACCTGTGCCTGCCCTATATCGTTTGGATTAGGAAGCACATTATTTCCATCACTCATTTACTTCTCCTTTGTATTGTTATCTTCTTTACATTTACTTAGATACTCACAATATCTACATTCCCAATCCATAACAGGGGAAACCCCTTTCTCTAGATTAGGTAATCCTTCTTTATGATTATCTATTGTTTCTTTCCAGAATGATATAGCATCTGAAATTCTATCATTAGAAACCTCTATCTGTTTCATTATAGAAGTATTCTTATTGTAATATATTATAAACATACCATCAACCTTGCCATATGCTCTTTCTAGAGCAATTCCATATGTGGCTAATTGTAGTTCCTGGTGTATTGAAGCCTCCCCCTTATCTTTATATTTAGCAGAAAACTTCATTTTATATGACCAATCATTAATTGTTTTAAAATCATATAGGTAAACTTTATCATCTTTTGTTGTTACAACCAGATCAGCAAATCCCCTGACATTAAGATCTTCTAGTAATATTTCTTTTGACCATACTTGAATTTCAGCTATATTGCCATCAAAAGCATTTGCTGAAGATACAGGTGCGGATTTCATATAAGTCCCAATTGATGGAGCAGCTGTTGTATTTTCCATTGCAACATAACCTGAGCCATTATTCTCTGGCACAGAAGTAATTTCTTCTCCATTTCTATATATTGTTATTCCGCTACTAGCAGTATTT